ATGTCTTTGACCAAGAAAGAGCGGAACGATTCTTCGCATGGGCAGCCATGCACAAACACACGAAAGGAATCTTAGCTGGGCAGCCTATTATATTCGAGCCTATCCGGCGGTTTATTTTCGGAAATATCTACGGATGGGTCAATAAAGATACGGGGCTCCGGCGTTTTAAAAAAGCCTATTGGCAGGTTGGGAGGAAAAATGCGAAATCACAATCACTCGCCATAGTCGGTGACTATGAAATGATGGCAATGGGAGAGCCGATGTCAGAAGTCTACATCGGAGCTACGAAAAGCATCCAGTCAAAAATTATTTACAATGAGATCTTGGCAATGCTTAGGCGATGGCCGGAGATGAAAGGAAAGTGGAAAGAAAGTTATGGTACCATCCGACATCTGAAAAGTGATTCGATTATCCGGGCGCTGTCAAAAGATGACGGAAAGACCGGAGACGGTCTCAATCCGCAGTGCGGGCTGATTGACGAGTATCATGCACATCCGACATCAGAAATATTAGATGTTATCGATACAGGCATGATGGCAAGAAAACAGCCGCTGTTGTTTATCATCACAACGGCCGGTACGAACTTCGGAGGACCGTGTTACAGAGTAGAATATCCGCTCGTAGAAAAGATCCTCAATCCAGACATTGATTATGACGTACCGGATTACTTTTGCATGGTCAATGAACTGGATAAAGACAAAGAAGGAAACCTGATTGATGATGTCAAAGATGAAAAATGCTGGATAAAAGCAAATCCGATTGTGGCGACATATCCAGAGGGCATTGCAAATATAAGGAGCGCGTTGAAAGTGGCTGTTGAGACACCGGAAAAAATGTCATCATTTCTCACGAAAAACATGAATATATGGAACCAGCAGTCTGGGGCATCTTATATGGATATGGGGAAATGGAACACTCGGGGGCGGATAGAAAGCTACGACCTATATGGACTGGACGCATATGTCGGCATGGATTTATCAAGCAAAGTCGATTTGACGTCAATCGGGCTGGTTGTTCCGGTCAAAGAGGATGGCGGGACAAAGTACATCGTTATTGGTCACAGCTTTATTCCGGAAGAAACGCTGCAGAAAAAGATAAAAACAGACAGAGTGCCGTATGACTACTATGCCCGCGGTGGCTGGCTGACGGTCAACCCGGGAGAGGTAGTAGATTATCGCTACATGACAAAGTGGATGATAGAAACGGCGGAAGAACTGGGACTGAACATTAAAGAAATCTGCTATGACCCGTATAATGCGACATATTATGCGCAGGAACTTGAAAAACTGGAGTATACATGCGTCGAAGTCAGGCAAGGCATGATGACTTTATCTGAACCGACAAAATCATTTAGAGAAAATGCGTATCAGGGAAACATTTTGCATTTTGAAAATCCGCTGCTTGATTGGGCAATCAGCAACGCGGTCACTAAAAAAGACCAGAACGAAAACATCATGCTTGACAAAGAGAAATCAACAAACAGAATTGACCCGATAGCATCAGTAATCAATGCGTTTACACGTGCGCGGATTATCGAAGAAGACGATATGAGTGCTTATATTTTGAGCGACGATTTCAGCCTATAAAGGAGGACATGTGAAAAAGATATTGTATGTGATTGACGACATTTTTCTGTTCGTCGGGTGCATTTTAATGATTGCCGGCGGAGTATTGATATCTCCCGTAGTCGCGGTATATACCGCGGCTATAGAGTGCCTGCTTTTAGCGTTTATCTTTGCAAAAGCACAGAAAGGCGGTGGTAAATAATGCTTTTAAGACAGCTTTTCTCAAACCCGACGGACTCCGGCACACTGCTTAGCCCCACGGACTGGCTCATATCCGCCATTAACGGTGACGGCGTAACGGCGGCAACGGCAAGCAAAAACAGCAACATTTATACATGCGTTAATATTTTAGCCGACGATATCGGTAAACTGCCGATCCACACGTTCAGGACCGGCGGGAAAAAGACAGAAGGAATGAAACACCCAGTAGCCAAGCTGCTGTATAAACGGCCGAACCCGCTCATGACACCGCTTGCTTTTAAGCGAACGCTGCAATACCACATGGGATTTTACGGAAACGCTATCGCTTATATAGAATGGGGGACAGACGGCTATCCGAAAGCACTATGGCCGCTTGACCCGACGAAAACGACAATCAGGTTAAACGTGGTATCGGGCGCGCTGACGTATACGACAAGCGATGCCAAAGGTGCGATGTACCATCTACAGCCGCATGATGTCCTGCATTTCTACGAAATGTCAAAAGACGGGCTCATCGGCGTGCCGAAATGGCGGACGTTAATTGACGAGCTGGACAGCCAAAACGCAATCAAGAAATTTCAGAGCCAATTTTACAAAAACGGCACGCTGACGCACGGCGTGTTGCAAGCAGCGTCGAAAATCAATCCGGAAGCGAAAAAGAAACTCCGACAGGAATGGGAAAAAATCAACGGCGGTATAGATAATGCCGGACGAGTAGCAGTTCTTGACCTGGGGATGGAATATAAGTCGCTGGGTATGCAACTTGATCAGGCACAGTTTATTGAAACGCAGAAATTCGGGATTAACGAAGTTGCAAAGGTCTACAGAATACCGCCGCATAAATTGGCACAGCTGGACAGAGCGACATACGCTAACGCCGAAGCAATGAGTCTTGATTACATCAAAACAACGCTTCTTCCGATCTTTACTTCGTGGGAACAGGAAATCAACTATAAACTGTTCACTGAACCGGAAAGAGAAAACTATTATGTGAAATTCAATGCCGCGGCTGAACTCAGAGGTGACAGCAAGGCAAGGGCTGAATACTACAAAGACATGCTCTATGCTGGCATTTATACGCTTAATGAGATCCGCGATATGGAAGAGATGGAATGTATAGGTGATGTGGGGGACATTCACCTCGCCTCGCTCAATTATACAGATATTACCGTTTTGAAAGATTTGCAATTAGCAAAAGCGAAGAACGGAACACTGAAAGGAGGTGATGATAATGGGGAAAAGGGAAAGAAGAATCAATCAGACGCAGTTTGAAATTCGGACTCTGGAAGACGGTAAAACTGTCATTTTAGAGGGGTATGCCCTCAAGTTCGGAAAACGGTCAGAAGACTTCGGAGGCGTTGATGAGATCTTAGAGCGCGGGTGTCTGGATAAAACGGACATGTCTAACGTTGTAGCGCTGATTAATCACGATCCGAACTATCCGCTGGCGAGAAATACCGTTCGAGAAGGACCCGGGCATCTAAGTTTGTCGGTAGACGACACCGGGCTGAGGTTCAGCTTGATTCCGACGGATACGGCATATGCTAAAGACCTGATGACGAACATGTCAGCTGGCGTCGTCAATCAGTGTTCTTTTGCATTCACGTTGGCGGAAAGCGGCGCAGACTGGTCATATGAAAGTGAGAAAGACATGTACCATCGGGCAGTCAAGCATATCGAAAGACTGTGGGATGTGTCAATCGTCACAACGCCGGCATACCCGGATACAGAAGCGCAGGCCGTACAGCGGTCGATGCAAGAATCTAAAGAAGCGTATGTTAATTCTTTAAAAGAAGAACAAGAAAATATCAGAAAAAGGAAGCTCGATATAGAGCTGGAATTATTAAATCAATAATTGCCGCCGAACGGCGGCTTTTTAAATGGAGGAAAAAGAAATGACAGAAAAAGAAAGAGAATTGCGCCAGAGGATGGCAAAAGTAACCGAAGAAATCCGCACGCTGATGGCAGATAAAAAACTTGACGAAGCGGAAAGTAAAACAGCTGAATTGAGAGAACTCAAGCGGCAGCTGGAGATTGAGCAGACGCTGGCAGATGTTCCGGCGACAGTTCCTCCTGCGGCACGCGCGGCAGAAATCACCGACGAAGAAAAAAGAGATCTTATGTTCAGCGGGCTTGTGAAAGAGATTAAGCGCCAGATGCCGACGGACGCGGAAGCCGAAGTACTGAAAGAAGCAAGAGCCGGTATGAAAGCAGGGGTAGACGCCGACGGTGGGCTTATCGTTCCGCAGGACATCTCAACTAAAATCAACGAACTCAAGAGAGCGCTGAATCCGCTGGACCAGCTTGTCACGATTACGCCTACAACTACTATGACTGGGTCTCGCGTTATGGAAAAATGGGCAGAAATGACGCCGCTTGAAAGCGTTGATGAAATGGCAACTATCAAAGAAATCGACGGTCCGAAATTCGAAAAAATTGCATATGCGATCAAAAAATACGCAGGCATTCTTCCGATTTCGAAAGAAATGCTGTCCGACACAGACCAGAATCTCATCTCTTATGTAAGCGCGTGGTTTGCAAAGAAAGATGTCGTCACGAGAAACAGCCTGATCATTGCAATCATGAAAACACTGGCAAAGAAACCTGTTGCTAATGTAGACAGCTTGAAAGACATTCTGAATGTGGATCTTGACCCGGCGATTTCTTTAGTGTCCGGCATCGTTACCAATCAGGACGGCTTTAACTTCTTAGACAAGTTGAAAGACTCTGAAGGGCGCTACCTGCTTCAGCCGAATCCGCTCAATCCGACGCAGAAACTGCTGTCCGCTCATCCGGTTACCGTTGTCAGCAACAAGTACCTGCCGAGCGCGACATCACCGAAGAAAGTGGCGCCGATTATTGTCGGATCTTTAGCAGATGCTATTGTACTCTTTGACCGTCAGCTCATTACGCTTGAAGGTACGGGCATCGGCGGGAACTCATTTATTCGTGATTCTTACGATATCAAAGCAATTACAAGACTTGACGTTAAAGCGTTTGACAGTGCCGCAGCCGTATACGGTGAGCTGACGCTTGCATAACATAAGGAGGTATTATGAGCATTCTGGATGGCGTTAAAGCGTATCTCCGAGTTGACGGAAACCAGGAAGACGAGGTCATCCGGACACTCATCGATACCGCTAAAACGTTTATTTTGCAAGGGACGGGCGTTGAAGTCAAAGAGACTGACGCCCAGTCCGTACTCTGCATGCATATGATCGTAGGGTACTGGTACGAAAACAGAAACGCAGTAGGTCAAGGGGCAGAATTACCGTTTACAATTACCGCCCAACTGCTGCAATTAGAAACGAGAGGTGAATGACATGCTGGTAAAAGCACTGGAGAAAATTATCATAAACGGAGCAATCGTCGATGTCGGCGAGACGTACGACGGAGCGGCGGAAGAATTAGATGCCTACATTTCCGGCGGATACGTAGAAGTACTTGAACAGGATGAAGACGTGGAAGACGATCCGACGGACAATCAGAATGAAGACACAGAGTCGGAAAATGAAGACACAGAGTCGGAAAATGAAGACACAGAGTCGGAAGAAGAGCCAGAGGAAACACAAAAAGAAAAACCGAAGACAACGAGAAAGACTGTAAGGCGCACAAAGAAAGCCGGAGCGTAAAGTATGAATATCGGGAAGATGCGCCACAGAATAGCGATTAAAAAGCCTGTCGTCGGTGAAGATGTAGGATTTGGCTCTGTTGTTGAGTGGAAAGATGTCGGATCCGTATGGGCGGAATTTCTAAAACAGCGTATTACTCCCGGCGCGATTATAGGAGACGGCACGGCTGTCTTAATAACGCAAGGGATAAGAATACGGCCGCGAGAAATCGAAAAAGGATGGCATGTTGAAGAAAACGGACGGACGTATAAGGTAATAGACGTAGATCGTTCGGATCCTGCTGTTTACGTATTAACAACAGAAGCGGTAGAGACATGAGCAGGCGCGGAATCGATATTAAGATGTTCTCGGGAAAGGTAATCCAAAAAGCGGCTAACGACATCAAACGCTACGATAAGGAAACGCAAGGAAAAATCAGGAATGTCATCGCGAAAGGAACGATAGCAGTCATGAAAGCGGCTATTATTAAAGCGCCGATGGGACCTACCGGAAGTCTGAAGGCGGGAATCCATTCCGAAATGGAACGAGAAAAGCCGCAGGGAATAGTGAAGAGCGACGCCCCGCATTCGCATCTCGTAGAGTTCGGGACAGTTGAACGTATAACATCCAACGATCCGAGAAAAGGCAAAAAAGCCATGCGAATAAACGATAAATTCGTAAGCGGAACTATCCGCACGGGGAAAATGCCGAAACGTCCGTTTATGCGGCCGGCAATGATGCAGGAACGGAGCAAGATTGAAAACGAAATGGAGAAAGTATTTCAATGAGACTTATCAAAGACGTACCGTCAACCGTTCTCAGGATGGCGGTTTTTAAATTACTGAAAGAAGGTCAAACGATACCGATTCACGGCTCAGTTCCCAAAGGTGCGAAACTTCCTTATATCACCTTAGGTGCGGCTACGTTCAAACCGTTATCAAATAAAGATCTGATTATCTGGGATGCATCCTTGAATGTAGAAGTATGGGCTGGGGAGGATGGAAAAAAACAAGTCAATGAAACGCTAAACGATATATGTGCATTGATATCTGCATACGGATGCGATATGGAGCTGCCTCAATATCGGATTAATAGTACACAAATTGATCTGGTAGAGGACTTTCCGGAGGTATCAACAGGCTATCACGGCACAGTAACAATATTATTTACTATTCAGAATTTTAACAAGAAAGAGGTATAAAAATGGCTAAATTATCAGCAGAAGAACTTAAAAAACTCCCAGTATATGAAGGGACAGCTATGGCTACGGCGGGGAAAGACACCTTGCTGTATATAGATAAGGCAACAACCACGGGGAAAAAGCCGACATGGGTACTCGTCGGAGGACAGAGAAACTCCCCCGTAGAATACAAAGCAGATTCTATTGATGGATCTCACAAGACTTCCGGAGGGTGGGGAGAAACGCTCGCGGGTCCAAAGTCTTGGAGTATCAGCTATACAGGATTGCTTGTAATGGATGACGCAGCACTATCTATCATGGAATATGCATTCCATCACGACATACCGATTCACGTAAAAATCGCATATCCGGATAAGACATGCCAGATCGGATGGGTTACCATTTCCGATTTTACAAAAGACGTATCGCATGACGGGGTAGCTACCGTTGCCGCCACGTTAAACGGAAAGGGACCGATTTCTGAAATTGCCGCAGATGATGTTACTGGAGGCTAATTATGCGTAAATCAGTAGAAATCAAAATAGGAGAGTCAAGGTATCAGCTGCTATATACAGTAAGAAGCCTTGAGAGATTTGAGCAATATCTCGGAACGTCTCTCTTTTCAGTTATAAGTTCCGTGCTTGTTAACGGTGCAGTCGGAATGGTACAGAGTGCTACAATACACTTTATCATTTCCGGCTTGCGGGCCGGACTTTTAAACCAGCCGAAGAATTTCGATGCTTATGATTTCGTGGATATGTACTGTGAAAATGGCGGAAACATCGGAGAACTCGCAAAATACATTGTAGATGCGGTGGTTGAATCCGGACTTTTTACACAGGGGACGCCGAAAAAAGAGGCGCCGATGAAAAAGAAGAATCGCCGATAAAGACATTTGAAGACTGGATGCGGTATGCAGAACCGATAGCATACCGCATCGGTTTCAAACCGCCTGAATTTCCGCGATTAACGCCGCTTGAATTCTATAGATATCTTGAGGCGAGCGACGAGCGTCGGCGCTCACAGGATTACAGAATAGCGTACTTCATTTCATGGCTAATGTCCCCGCAATTGAAAAAACCGATAGAACCGCATGAGATTGCGGACCCGTTATGGATTACAGAAGAAGATAAAGTGAAAAATGCAAAAAAAGAAATGAAATATTTGAAAAAAGTATTCCATTTGGAAGGAGGTGCATAAATGTCTACCATTTCTGATTTACAGCTTAAAATTGGCGCAGACTCGTCCGGGCTGCAAAAAGAATTAAACAAAGTACCGGGGGCTGTCAAGACAGCATTTAAGGTGAATCCGGTAAAAGACATGCAGTCCGCGCTGGAAGGAACCACGGGAAGTCTTGAAACGCTAATCGGTAAGTTCGGCGGGATGGCGGCATTGGCCGCATCGGGATTCGGACTGACGAACCTGATAAAAGGAGCCGTTGAGGCGGGAAACAGAACATACGAACTCGCACAAAGGCTACAAATAACTAACGCTGAAGCTGCTAAATTCTCAAGAATACTCAAGCTAACCGGCGGTGACAGCGAACTTGCAGGGAAAGCATTTATGCGTCTCGACTCAACAATCAAAGGCAGTGGAGAGGCGGCCGAAAAGACAAGAGCTGTCTTAAGTGCCGTAGGTGTTACTCTGACAGACCAGAATGGTAAACTGTTGCCTCTTAACGATCAGCTCGCACAATTGGCGGCAGGTTATCAAAAAGCGTCACAAGCAGGATATGCTCAGGAGTTCATTATGAATACACTGGGCGCCCGTGGTCTGACGCTTGTTAAAACACTGCAAAATTACAATGAAGCATCAGAAAATGCGGCAAAAATAAAAGGATTAGGGCTTGACGCAAAGCAGATGCATGAAATAAGCGTAGAGCTTGATGTAGTGCAGGCGCAGCTCGGACAGCTCGCTATCGCAGGTGGCGCTATACTTGCGCCGGTAGCGAAAGAAGTATTGCCGCCAATTTTAGAGGGATTGTCATCGACTGCTAAATATATAGCAGAAAACAAAGAAAATCTGCTGTCGCTGACGAAGACACTGGTAGCTTTTACGGTGGCGTATAAGACACTGCAGGCATTGCAAAAAGCAAGATCAGCAATGGGATCGCTTGCGTCGATTGGAACTGGAGACGTTTCAGAAGATGCGCTGACAGTACAGCAAGAGAAAAGCATTGCACGCCGGATAAAAAACATAGAAAAAGCGGCAATGGCAGAAGAAAAAGCATATTTGAAGACTCTTAGTACAGCGCAGATGACAGACGCTGAAAAAGAGGCAAGCTACTCAAAATACTGTGTTATGCGGGAGGCTAAAGCGGCTGAAACCGCAAGAGTAGAAGCAGCACGCATGACAGCGGCCTATCAGGAAATCAATATGCAGGCCCGGCAGTCCGCAGCAGTGCAGGCAAGCGCAGCAAATACAGCAGCCGGCGCGCATAAAGCCGCGGCAGGGAAGATGGTTGCGGCTAATACGGCGGCCAGTGCGTCGAGCAATATATTGGCGGCAGAACAGACCGCGGTTACCATTGCTACACAACAGACCGGAAAAGCCGCCGTGGATACTGGTATCAGAATGAGCACGGCAGCGAGAGGGTCACTCGGTCCGTTGCGCCAGGCGGCAAGTGCAGTATGGGCGCTGGCTGGAGGATGGCTGGGTGTGGCTGCTGCTATTGTAGCCGCAACGTATAAGCTGTATGAATTTCATCAGGAAGAAAAGAGAGAAGCCGAAAATGCTCAATATGTCAACGTAAACGGTAAAGACTACTACTACAGCGAAAAAGACAATACAATGATCCGTGTCAAAGAAAATGGGACACGGATGAATGTTTATAGTCAAAAGGAAAATGATGAAGCCAAAGCGGCATGGGATAGGAAGTATGCTGCTGCTAACGAGAATTCTAAAAAACTTCATGAAAAATATGGTGACGGAACAAGCATAGACAACGGAGCTATAAATTCACAAATTGAGGCGTTAAAAGCCGCTTTTGAATCGGGAACATCTGCAACAAAAGATAATACAAAAGCGATTAAGGAAGCAAAAACGTATCAAGTAGAGGCGCCAATCGGTCAAGAAGTTGTAAATATAGCATCGAGGCATCCTGAAGGGGAACAATGGATGTCGCCGCTTGTTGAAGATGCCCGTGTGCAATGCGCCGCTTTTGTTTCCGCGTTGTATCAGGAAGCAGGCATACAAGGGTTGAACTCAATTAATGGGAATCAGCTTGTAAATCAGTTCGGAACGGCCTATCACACAGCAGGAACAGGATACGTACCGCAGGAAGGCGACATGATAGATTGGAAAGACCATGTCGGAATCTATGCGGGAAACGGTGAGTACATAGCGAGAAACTCGACCGGCGGAGTGCATCGCGGAAGTATGTCGGAAGCAAATCAATGGTTCGGTAATCCGCTTGGCTACGGATCGATAGGTGAATACACCGGAGGCAAAACAGTAACACTTACGACTGATGAAATCGGTAAAAAAGCCAATGAGGCGCTGAGACGGTTAAATCAGGCTAAAGAAGAGGCAATCCGGTTGTTTTCAACGATGCAGGAATCTATAGACAGCGAAACCGAAGGTGCCTACATGTCCGGTATGAACAAACTGGCGGAAGACATCAGACAGAAGCAGGAAGAGATTAACAAGTTATCTAATGCCGGTATTCCGAAAGACGCGGTAGAACAACTGCAAAAACAGCTCAGTACATACGGAACGGTCATGAAACAGAAGCTGACCGACACGTGGACAGAAAGCTGGAACAAAATCAAGACCGAAACGAAGCAAATAGGTGCAGAGCTCACCGGGGACTTTAAGGCACTCGCCGATGCTGAATATGAAGCTACAGTTAATGCGCTCAACAAAGAGAGAACGGAACGCATAAAAGAAGTTTCTAAAAACAAAGAAGACAAGGAAGCGATGGTAGCTGTCGAAGAATGGTATACTGCTAAGACCGCCGAAGCCGCAAAGAAACGTACAGATGCATATAGAGAGTCGTTTGAAAAACAGGCAAAATACGCAATAGATAACCATCGTTCAGATCTGCTTAGGGCATTAACGAGCAGCCGCGACGGACAAGATTATATGAATTGGAAAGGGCAGACAGAAGCCCTCGAAACGTATCTGAGTATATGGAAGACGGGGCATGAGTCAATGCAGTCGCAGATTGCAGAACTTGCGGAGAGCTCAACTGATAAATTCCAAGAATTTTTCCAAAACATTTTGACAGGATCCGAAACACTCGGAGACTCGCTATACAATCTCATAACGGGAATCGGAGAGACGATACTACAGCAGATTACGCAACAATGGGCGGGGCGGTTGACAGAATCTCTATTCGGCGGCAGTTTGCTTGGCGGCGGAAATAATAATAGTAATGGCGGAACATATGACAATGGTATGAATACAATGTTTGATGCGTTCAAAAACAACCTAAGCGCGTCTAATGTAGCACTGGGACTTTTCTCCGGCAGCACACAAAAAGGCGGAATGGTCATGGGCGCATACAATGTCATCCAAAACGCTATTAATACAGGCACAAAGCCGACAGAAGTCGGAGCAACCGTTACTGCTACAGGCGCTTTGGCAGCATTCACTACAGCAGTCGGTGCGGCTACTGTAGCACTGCAGCTTATGTCTGCAAAGTCGGGGTTCGGATTTGGCATGTTTGGATTTGCGACCGGCGGACCTATCAGCGGTCCGGGGACGGCTACATCAGACAGCATTCCAGCTTGGCTGTCTAATGGTGAGTACGTTCTCAATGCTGACGCTGTCAGAAAAGTAGGATTACCGCTGCTTAATGCAATCAATTCAGGACGTATGCCGCGTTTTGCAAAAGGCGGAGCGGTAAAGACTGCAGACATCCGGAATACAGAGTCAACAACGATCACGAAAGGCGGAAACAGATCAGTACATTTGGATATCAATACTCTTGATGCTGCATCGTTTGCTGATTTTTTGCGTAACGGCGCCGTAGACGAAATTCGGAAAGCATTTTTTGAAGAAGATTTGAATTTTGCTGGAAATAGCGGGGTGTTCTGATGATACTTAGGAAATTCCCAGAGGATCTTAACGGATTGGCTTGGGAAAGTATAAAATCAATGGATTGGAATACAAAAGTACAAAAATCGGGAAGCGGTAAAGTACGTACACTCACGACACAACTCTTGCCGAATTGGACGATAGAAACGAAATTTCAGATCTTGACAGATGAACAATATAGAAAGCTGCTGGGATTTGTAGCGCTCCTGAAGGGCGCGCATATCCCTTTTTTATGGCTTGACCCAGAAGACTATGAAGAAAAAGGAATACAGCTGCCACTGATCACGAACGGAACATATCAAGCCATTATGAAAATGGGCGACTATGTAGAACCTGTCGAGTATATCGAAAAAGTGACGGTATATGTAGACGGCGTGAAACAAGCAAGCAGTGCATACACGGTTACCGGCGGGACGGTGAAATTCAAAACTGCGCCGACAAGTACGGCAAAAATTACAGCGGACTATACATACTATTGGAAAGTCATGTTTGCGGACGACGGAATAGATATCGAGCGGCAGTATCTTAACATTAACAAGTCTAAAACGTTTAAGCTGGAGGTAGTCCGATGAAAACAGTGAATAAATCTCTGGAGACCTATCTCGAGACAGAAAAGAAGATTACTTCTTGCGATCTATATGAGCTTGTCTTAGACAACGGCAACAAGTACTACTACGCAGATACTGATATAGATATATCTTTTGGCGGGCATACGTATTTGCATAATGCATTGTTGATTAAGCGACAGCAAGTCAAAATTCATGATCGTGTGGTAGTTGACACGATGACCGTCACCGTGCAGGCGGATATCAACGACAAATTAGAAGGACTGCCGTTCTTGCAAGCGGCGCACAGCGGAGTACTTGACAGAGCTAAGCTGTATCTCCGCCGCTGCTTCTTTCGTGATCAGTCAGTCGTGGGCGCGATTGACCTGTTCGGCGGAAACGTAGAAGTCAAATCCGCAGGCGGCATCAAAATTGAATTATCTGTGAAAGCAGAAACGCAGGGACTGAATATGGAGTTTCCGATCCGCCGATATTATCCGCAGGGAAGTTATACAACGAACGAAGACGGCGTTATTTACAGCAAAGAAACCGACGTCGCGACGCTGATTGCGCCGTTCGTACCGAGAAGAGAGGTACTCATATGACAGACGGTGAAAAAATAGCTAAAGCCGCCGCAGCATGGCTGGGCACGCCGCACATTAACGGCGCAAGGGTAAAAGGCCGCGGAGTAGATTGCGGCATGCTTTTAATCGGCAGCGTAGAAGATGCGGGACTGCTAAAAAAAGACAGTATCCGGGTTGAACCATATAGCAACGAGTGGCACCTGCATCATAGCGAAGAATGGTTCCTGAGTTATGTACAAAAATACTGCGACGAAGTAGAAGATATGCAGCCCGGAGATTTCCTGTTATATCAGTTTGGCCGCTGCGTCTCCCATGGCGCTGTCTATATCGGTAAGGGACGCTTAGTTCATGCGTATATAGACCGCGGTGTGGTCATGACAGATATTAGTGATGTAATGTTTTTCGACGCAAAAGGCAGGAGCCGCTTGCGTGGAATTTACCGATTTAACAGAAAGAAGGTGAGACGATGAGCTTTTTTCGCGGAAGAACAACGACAACGCGAGCAAATAAGATAAGTGAATTTACCGTCAACACCGCGGAATACGGCGCTGTCGTACCTGAAATTATCGGCACTGTACGGACGGCGGGAAATGTAATCTACTATGACGATTTTACCGCCCATGAACATCGAGAAACGCACAAAGCAGGGAAGGGCGGTAAATCTAAGCAAGTCAGCATAACCTACACATACACAGTAGCGGTCATTTTAGGACTTTGTGAGGGTCCTATTTCTGGGATCGGAAAAGTGTGGATCGGTAAAAATGTACACAATTATCCGGCGGACGACATTCAACTGACGCTGTTTGACGGCAAAGAGAATCAGCAGCCGTGGGCGTACACGCAAAGCAAGCACCCGGATAAGGCACTTCCGTATCCGGGGTTGGCATACATGGCGGGCGTTATTGATTTAGGTGATTCCGGCTCCATGCCATCGTATAACTTTGAGGTTAAAGGCAGGTTATTAGAAACAGGGGACGGCATAGACGTTAATCCTGCGGACTACATCCGATATGTCTTAGATAAAATCGGTAAAAAGGACATACAGATTATTGGGCTGGACAACTACAGAAAATACTGTAAAGAGGCCGACCTTTTAATTTCCTCTCCGCCAGACGAAGACGCAAAAGCCGCCAGGGAAGTCGTAAATGAAATCGCAAAACTGACTAATGCGTATGTTTTCTGGTCAAATGACAAACTAAAGATCGTACCGCTGGCAGATAGGCCAGTTGGCAGATGGGCACCGGATAAAACAGGTATTACAGACCTGACAGCGGATGATTTTCTGCCGCAGACTGGCGGGGCCCTTGTGACATACAAAAGAAAAGACAGCTCTGCGATCTATAATCAGTTTCCGGTAGAATTCATCAATCGCGCGAACGGTTACGAAAAAGAATCCGTCAGCTACGAATTTACCGAGGACATCAAGAACTACGGCGTAAGAGCCGCCAGCGTAACGAACGCCCATTATGTCTACACAAAAGAACGGGCAGTTAAAATTGCCGAACAATTAGCAAGAAACAACAAATACGAAAGAACGCAGTACACGTTTAAACTCGATTGGAGCCTGTGCCGCTTAGAAGTCGGCGACTTGGTAAGATTGACCGATGAAAATTCAGGGATCTTTGAGCAGGTCGCAGTCATCAACGGTATCACCGAAGGAACTGATGGGTGCTTAACCGTAACCGCTATATCAAGAGCGCCGGGAGACTATCCTGCCGCAAAATATAACGTGCATGCAAACGACAGACCGTACATCGACTACAACAAAACCGCTCCGGACACCATCCCGGTTATTTTCCAGCCGCCTGCAGATCTTACAGCAGACGGATTGGAGCTCTGGATTGCGGCAAAAGGCAAAGCTGACGGCTGGGGCGGCTGTGTTGTGTATGTGTCTGACGACAATACAAATTATCGAACAGTCGGGCAAATTGCAGGCTCTGCGCGGTGCGGTAAATTAATGCATCCGTTGTCACCGATGCCGAACCATCCGAGCGGCAATCAAGCAGTAGTAACATGTAATGATCAGCTGCTCAGTGGTACTCTGCAAGACGCCGAACATAAGAACACTCTATGCTGGATCGACGGAGAATGCATGAGCTACACGACCGCAACGCTGCAAGTAAGCGGAGCGTGGTTATTGTCCGGATTAATCCGCGGGCAGTGCAACACAGCAGTCAGAATGCATGCTAAAGATACAGACTTTATTCGGCTGGATAACTCTGTGTTTAAAGTGCCGTTCTCAAAAGACGACATCGGCAAGAAAATATACCTTAAATTCTGCTCATACAACATCTTCGGCGCAGGTCAGCAGGATCTGTCCGAAGTCAAAGCTTACGAGTACACACTCACGCCGTATTACATACCGCCTGTGACAAATATCACAGCACATAACCGTTATAGACAGCTTGCGGACGGTGTGTCTCGCTATGACATCGTCGTTAATTGGACACCGCCGGAACTGCAATCTTATCTGCAAGGTGACGTCTGGTACAAAACCAGCAACGGGCAGGCAAAAGACCTCGTTATTAAAGAAGGCACAAAGGGCTCCGAACTCGGATTTGATGGTGAATGGACATTTGGCGGCAGCGGGAAAGATCAAGTCGTTATACCGCAGGCTATCGTCGGTGATACCTATCTGATCGCGGTCTGCACAAAAGATGAATGGGGCGAAGTGACAAGTCCGGATACGTCGCCGCAAATAAAAATACTTGTCGCGCTCAAGACGGAAATTCCGAATACGCCAGATGGTTTTGAAGTAAATTTCGGAGCAGCATGCACGGCAAGCTGGAAAGAAGTCACAAATACAGATGTTGCATTTTATGAAATCCGGACAGACCAATCGCCGGGCGCTGAAACATCGAGACTGCTGGTGCGGACAAATAACCTGTCCGCAATATTACCGCTGACAGAACGAAGCGGGAAACTGTATCTATACGCTAAATCGGCAATCGGCAAATACTCCGCACCTGCAATACTGCAGTATAACAAGCCGATACCGAAAAAGCCCAATCCGCCTGTGCTCACAAGTACAATCGGTGGTTTCGGGCTGACTGCAGAAGCAATTCCCAAAGACTGCGCAGGCATGAACATTTATATAAATGGCGTGGACGGGCAGAAGACAATCAAGACCGAAAACAACAGCTACAGTCACACTTGCGGTGCAGGAATCTATGATGTCTCTATCGCTTACTATGACCTGTTTGGTGAAGGCGAAAAATCGGGAGAAAGCCGTGTAGTCGTCAAAATCTCAATCAGTAAAGGAATGCTTGAAGATGAGGCGGTTAGTATTGCGAAAGTAGACGCATTAGTTAAGCAAAAACTCAACGACGGAGAAATCGCAAAGCAAAATGTAGCAACTGTAGTATCGAATCTCGGGAATCTCATGCTCGCAAAAGCAAATTACAGCGCCATTGCACAGATGACAGACGCAATCAATTTGCGGGTGCAAAAAGGTGATGTTATCAATCAGATTAACTTGTCACCGACGACAACGACGATAAACGGTAAATATCTACACGTGACCGGGCAGACCGTCTTTGACAATAACGTAATTGTGAGCCGCATGCTTGCTGCAAAAGCCGTAACGGCTGATAAGTTAGCAGTTACATCGTTATCCGCAATTTGCGCGACAATTGGATTACTAAGAACAAAAACAAGTGGAGCACGAATGGAAATTAAAGATAATTTGATTGAAGCATACGGACCCGATAATAAGCGATATGTGCGGATGGGGGTGTGGTGATGGCGCACGGATTACAAGTTTTTAATAGTAACGGTGATGTCATTGCTGATTTAACAAAACGTTTTGCAAAAATCATAGAAAAGAAAACCGTTACAGGGACAGGAGAAATCAATGTAGCTAACTACGGAGCACCGAATAATAAGTTCTGGTACTTCATTGTCACTCCGTCAACGAGTGACACGGAAGAGATATTTCCGCTGCTACGTATAACAGATGGTGGTAAAAAAATCATGTGGCAAGGTATAGAGAAGCCATTAACCTTTTGCTTTGGAGTCTACTAACATGAAATTTTTTGAAATATTAAGTCCCGACGGAGCTATTGTTATTGATAACAATTTTAAAAACATAGAGTTGTTAGACCATTTCCCATTATCAGCTTGCACGTTTCACCCGAATCACCTTTCTCAAAATCATGGCTCGTATTCTTTATTACGTACCAACCCTAAAGCTACTCTAATTGGGATTAGCCTAAACGGATTGAACGGTGTAAATCGGTTTGGATTTACGGCAGACAATACAGGGATAAGCTTTTACGATAAACACAGCGGAATAGAAAATCTCGGAATATTACCGGTAAAACGAGATGATATTGCAAATACGGCACACGTCTACTTGTTTGGATTCGGTGATGATTCTCCGACGGAACACGGCGCCGGACTGGAAATTTGCAACGCAGCCGGAAAGATAATTTACAGTTCTGCTAAAAGGTATCTTAACGTGTTAGGGTGCGGAAGCGAAAAAAGTGAAACGGTGCAAATGAACGGAACGACCATTGCATTTACACTGGGCACTGACCACGTCACGAAAATCTATGAAAATCATAAGGTGGGGGCAAAAGGAGTTGAATATGACAGGTATCCGAGATTTACAGTCAATGAAAATAGTATTTCTATCGGAATGATAGAAGCACGAACTGTTTACATACCCTCAGAAGATGTGCCTTGGGGGTGGCACTTAATATTTCATTGTTATTACAATTTTGGATGGTTAATTGGAAATGTTGTTATTTAAAAGGAGAAAAAATCATGAAAAGAAATTACGTAGTAAACGGCAAAGTGTCATATCCGCAGAACGACGGAGTTTTAACAACTTTTAGTTTTCATAATCCGGATACGGGAGAAATGCTGACGATACAGACAAATTCTCAAGAAGAAACCGACGAATTGAACTACGGAGACACAGTCACGCTGGAGATCAAAAAAGCTGAGGTATCCGAATGAAACCGCAGACATTTCAACACCCGGAAATAAGAGATGAAAACGACAACATCATACAGCCCGGATCATTCGGAAAAAACACACCGTTCTGCACGAAAGGAAACGACGGTATCTTAGACTACATTGCAAACGATCTGGAGTACCTGTATGAGAACAGAGGCAGCGGCGGTGGCGGAGCGGGTCCGAAAGGAGACCCAGGTCCAAAGGGAGACCCAGGTCCGAAAGGAGACCCAGGTCCAAAGGGAGACCCAGGGCCGAAGGGAGACCCAGGGCCGAAGGGCGCCGATGGGAAGAACGGGGTGGCGGCAACGATAAAAGTGGGGAAAGTGACAACAGGCACCTCTGCTTCGGTGACAAATTCCGGGAACAGCACAGATGCCGTATTTGATTTTGTAATCCCCGTGTCCGGCGGCGGACAGGGCATTCAAGGTCCCAAAGGGGACCCGGGACCAAAAGGAGATCCGGGACCTAAAGGAGACCCGGGACAAAAAGGCGCGGATGGAAAAGATGGAACCGCTGCGACTATCAAAATTGGGACAGTAACAACGACGGCTCCGGGAACAAATGCTAAGGTCACAAATACTGGAACGGCTAACGCGGCAGTGTTTAGTTTCTCAATCCCGAAAGGCGAGAAAGGGGAAAAAGGAAATACAGGGATACAGGGGCCGCCGGGGCCCGCCGCAGATTTATCGCAATATGTGAAGAGAACAGAAGTTTTTGACGGAAACATGATTAAATTGCCGAATGGCGCAAAGATTGGAGTAGAATGATGGATAAGCTTAAAATTATCAGACCGAACGGAGAAGAAGAAATCGCAGAATTGACGACGGATAAATCATTAGTGGGAAACAATTACCTGAAACTTGATATTGGCGGAGTGCCGCATTATGCAAAAGTCGGAGACGTCATCGATACGCACATGTACACTTTTACCGGCGTTGACGGGAAAAAATACTATATTAAGAAAAAAACAGGAAATGTAGAGAATCCGCCATCTGGCGATTCACCGACGCTTAACGTATCTGGCACAGTTACGCTTGCGCAAATGCCGAGTGATATGTATCAGATGTTTGGGGGGACCGATGGCGTTTACGCAATACCGCGAGAAGGGGCGGGGGTAATAACTAACAATACACCGAAATATTCTGTAATTGAAATTAGTGCTGTAGCAGTTAACGGCGGCGTGTTTATCAGCCTTACAGTAGACGGGATTAGTGCTTTTTATAATAAACCTGGGATTTATACTACGACGATTATCAAAGTCAAAATAGGGGATATATTATTCGACACGAATAGAGACGGCACAAATAGTATTTCGGGCGGAAGCGCGAAGGCTGATTTTGTGAAGTTGAAAGAGAACATCGGGAAACCGCTTAATTTCTCAATCAAATATGAATAATATAGCTAATTTACTGTTGTGAGGTATATGAAATAATGAGCATGGGGGATATGAGCCCGGAAGCGCTGGAACGAATCGTCAGAATTGAGACAAAGCTGGATATGCTTGTTGAAATGATTCCGAAAATGCAGGAGCTGCAGTTGGCGCACGAAAGAGCAGCACAGAGCGCTAAATCCGCGCATCATCGAATAGACAACATTTACAAGGTAGCGGGGCTTATATCGACCATCGTATCTGTTGTCATCGCATTAATCGGGAAGGTGCTGTGATATGTTAAAAAAAATATGGAACGCAGCTATACAGTACTTGCCGAGGATAAAAGGTCGAGTACGAACCTCGATGCAGATCGTCTACGTGTATGGTGCCGGACTTATCATTTTATTCCTGATGGTAATTGCGGCGTGGGTACATGATTTTTATCGAACTGGAGTAGCAAATACAACGCTGCTTATCAATTTTTTCAAAGAGTTTACGGCACCGGCGGTGGTCGGTGCTTTTACTTTTGTGAGTGTATTCTGTGTAGACAAAAACCACGACGGACGGCCGGACGCCGCAGAAAAAGAAATAAAAAAAGAAACAAGAAAGGAAGTGCGTAGAGATGACGATAGAGGAATTTCGGCAGGAACTCAAAAATAAACGGGATTATTTTTATCAATTCCCGTGGCCAGCAACAACTTACGGACACTGGACGGCAGGGAGACATTTTACAACGTTTAACGACTATCATTTTAACGTTGACGGAGATGGAGAAATCATCTACACAAGACCGTTAGACGAGGTACCACGGGCAACATATCACAGGAACACAGGAAGCGTTGCAATTGCTCTGTGCTGCTGCTATAACGCCCGTCCAGATGACTTGGGAGAATACCCGCCGACCGCGGCACAAATTGAAACGCTGGCGAAGATGTTTGCGGTCATTGCCGAGGTTTTTGACAATCCAATTGATAGAGAGCATTTTATGACGCATGGTGAAGCCGCTAATGACGACGGCTATGGATTGTACAGCGGAGAGCCCGACTGCCGCTGGGATTTAGAGCAGCTGTGCGATAAGGACGAGATAGGGACCGGCGGAGATATTCTCCGTGGAAAAGCGCAGTGGTATTTAGAGAACGGGGTGTAAAATGTATGAGAAGAAAAAGATTATCGCTATTGCTTGCGCTGTCATTGCTGTCTGCGCCGTGCTTGTCTATCTCATATTCAGCGGCACCACAGGCGACGGAAACGGTGGTGATGCAAAGGACACAGTACGAGAAGCTCAAGAGTACAGCAAGCAATCAGCAGATGCGGTTAGATCAGCTCGAGATGAAATTAAATCTGCTGGAGAGCAACTCGACAGAAGCATCTCAAGAGTTGACCGAGCTACAGAATCAGCTGACAGAGTGCAGAAAAGAATTGATGAGAACGCAAGAACAATTGCAGAGTGCAGAAATATCATTAAAGACAGCAGAAGAGAACTTGATGAAGCTGCAGATATCTTTAGACGAGTTGACGAAGAAAATCGATGACCTGACGCATGACGTGAAGCTTGCGAAACGGCAAAGAAACCTCTGGTCATACATCGCAGGAGCAGTGGCAACAGGCTGGCTGGTAGACAGATTAAGTAATTAACGGGGCGGGAAACCGCCCTCTTTTTTTATTGCATAAATTACTTTATTATGCTATGATTTAGTCGTCAGA